CTAAGTATACCACTATGGGAGGCCCCATAATTATTGAGGAGTTCAGTAAGGTCTATTGGGATATTTCTTTGCTTGTAGGTATGACAGTTTGCACCTGGCTTTATTTTTCAGTAATTTATTACTTAAGAGCTATGAAGCGGTTTTTCAGCAACCCACGATTAATACCTTGTGAAGACGAGGATATGGTGTCTAGGTTTATTCCTACTATATGGAGTTGGAAAACCTCAGTGTGTTGGACTGGGTCTTTAGTGATAGCTTTCATGTCACTTAAGAAAATCATGCAGCGAATTCGCACTATAGAAGGCTGTTTTAGCACGCTACAAGCGGAAATGGGGTTCCTGACTTTTGACGAAAGACAGGAAATGTACGGAAAGGACAACGTTTGGGCACCGACCGACCTAGATATTCCTGTTCCGCGTGAAGAAGCCAAAGGAGCGACCCCAGAGCAAGTGTATGATAAAATTAGGAGAGCCATCTGGAGGGTGATAGGACCCAATGGAGACGAATATTCTCGTTGTCATGCGTTGTTAATAAGAACCAACGTATTGTTAGCGCCATTACATTGCATTAAGGCCGCTAGAAGGAAAGGCGGCGAAATTGAGATACGTCAAGAGACTAAGCAAGGGTCGTTCATGAAACGTACGATCAATGTAGGACCTGCTAGATGTGTTGATCTTGAGCACCGAGACTTGTGTGTTATTTCTTTTCCGGGTTTAGGAACGAGAGCTGACCTTACGCATTTTTTAAGCTACACCATGTTAACAGGCAACGGGCAGGTGCAAGGTTTTTGGGTTCGGCATGACCAAGACTTTGAGTATTTTGAAAGAGTACCGATTAGTGTGAAGTTCGACAAGGGGTTCCATTATAGCGGTTACTCAGGCCTTATGGAAGGGTACTCGTATGTTGCAAGCACGTGGACGGGTCTTTGCGGTAGTCCCATTGTTATAATGACGAAGAAAGGTTGCATTTTAGCTGGTTTACACGTAGCAGGCAGCGGGACTGTCGGCAAGGCTACTCCTTTATTACTTAATGAGCTGGACAACGCACTGACTAAGCTGGGCGACACTTGTATGATGGCAATCAAAGGGGTGTCGCCAGCGCCAATGCTGCAAGTGCCTGGCTTTGTCAAGCCTGTAATGAGCACGATTCACAAACGTAATCCGGTCAATTTTGTGCCTGATTCGGATGGCACCGTCATTAGGGTTTTTGGTGATGTCGGAACGGATTACACCCCTAGGCCTAGAGTGGAGCCTAATTATTTTAAGCACATTGCAATGAAATATTTTGAAGTTCCACCGTTGGTACCACGAGAC